AAATCCAACCCATGTGCCTTCACTATTTTGAATTCCCCAAGCATATTCTGGATACCATCTTATAGTGGCAGGCAGTGTATCTCTAAGAAATCGCTCCGCAACTGGAAACCTAAGTGTATATTTTTTGTTATGCCCAATATTATTGTAATGTTCTGGCTCATTATTCATCATCTATTTCCCATTCTCGGAAGTCTTTTTCTGTAAACATCGCTTGACCGAAATCACTTTTATCGAAGGCAGAAATATCTTTACTCTTTTGACCACTATCATTCAATGTTTGTTCGGACTCACTAACATCGAACAATTGCATCTTTGGTTTGTTGATTCCTACAATAAACCTCTTAGGACTATTTAAGTCATTGTATCTGTTTTTAAGTTGTTTGACTGCTATCTGATTCAATCCATCCATTTCTTCCGTACAAACTAATGCGAACATCAGGTCAGCCGTTTGTGGTAGTCCAAAACTTTCAGCGGTATCTTCTAGGCCTGGGTCGGTGCTTGCAAATCCCCCCCGGTTCATTTGTGTCGCACTAATGACTGGAAGATTTTTTTCCATCGCTAATCCTCTAAGTTCTTCCGCAATTGCTTTGACATAAGTATAAGAATTGACACTAGTAGCGGCTCGGAGTCTTACACTTGAACAAATATTTAGGTAGTCTACAAAGATGATATCTGGAAAGAAATTCTTTTTCATTCTTAATTCATCAATCAAACCTCTAAAATGTGATACGTTGGCCGTCGCTGTTGGGTATTCTTTGATTATTAATTTCCCACTTGTTTGCTTTTTCAATGATAGAATCTTGTCGTCAAATATATCTTTCGGTAATTCCCTAACTTGATCAATAGGCAAATCTAATAAATTTGCATCAATTCGTTCTGCGATTCGTTCCTCAGCCATTTCCATTGTGATATATAGAACATTTCTATTATCCATCAGGCACGATGCAGCATAGTGGCACATGAACAATGATTTTCCGACTCCGGTGCCTGCAATCGCAATCGTTAAAGATTTTGGAACCACACCTCCACCAGTGATTTTATTGAAGTATTCTAAATCGAATGGGATGCGAGTTTCATTCTTGTTGTAGAAATCAAATCTTTCATCATAATCTTCTATGTAATCATGCCCTACATGGCGGTCGAATGAAATGCCCAATGCTTCGGAAAGAATATCTGGAATTGCGCCCTTCGTTAAAGTTTTATTCTCACCACCTAGAATTTTGATGGATTCCATTACCGCATTATGAACAGCCTTTTCTTGCACAAACTTTTCAGTTCCTTTAATCAACCAATCCATATTTGATGGTTTTTTGAATTCTTGAATATTATTTAATTCGTCTACAAGATTGATAGCATCCGTATGTTGTTTTTCACTAAGATCATTTCTGTTCCCAATGTCTATTACAATTGCTTCTTTCGTTGGTTGTCCTTTGAAATTTTCTATAAAATCTTTGATGGTGTTGAAAACTATTTTGTCGGTTGAACTGGAAAAATAATCCTCATTAAGAAATGGAATAACTCTAGTTACATATTCTTCATTGTGTAGTAAATTCTTCAGTATCGTTGTTTCTATTCTTTCCATCCATAATGCCTCCGCCGTTATCTAGAGATTCACTTAAAATACAAATCAAAATATCACCAAGGAATTTCTCCAATTCATTTTCAATTTCACTTGCAACTAAATATTCATTGTCTGCCTCTCTGATTGTAATGTAATCAAATTTACATTCCATATTTTTAGGTGATATATCTTTAAACCCAACTCTCTCATATTGATATATCATTCCTTTAAAATTACCTTTGACTATTTCTATGACAGCGGTTTCTCCATGTGAAGAATATTTTGGATTGTCGCAATATTTAAAACAGTCTATAACATCAATCATCAATCACTCCATATAAAAATTCTTCGCCGCAAGCCTCATCAATTCTTTTCAATACATCTTCCGTGAAATGTTTTTCGGGGTCGTTATAAATTGCTTTCTCAAAATATTTCTTTCCATCCGGCAACTCATATTTGTTTCCAACCTTTTTAAAGATTCCATATTTTTCTGCAATAGGAAGCAGGCCATAATATCTATTCAGTCCGGTTTTGAAATTCAATTTTGTTTCTACTTTTTTACCCTCTTGGGTAAACCTACTTTTCTTCATAGTGCAAACGATGATGTTGCCCACGAGGTCATTACCTTCTTTATCCTTTCTCTTTCCCAAAAATATTATTTGGGATGCAGCATATCTGATACCGCCGCCGCCAGAATTGTGACATACAATTCCATTATTTAAAATATAATGTTCTTTATCTTTAACTTCAAAATCATATACTGTTTCGAGATGATTACATTTTTTAATATTTTTTAGACGCATTGAATATCCTTTATGTTATATTTTGGCCACAAATGTTTATTTATGTTTTTGTGGGCAGCAAGTTTCCATCCTAATTGGCCACTATAGCCAAGATAGAATCCAAATTCTCGGCGGTTAATAAATTTTTTTCGGGTTCCGTTTTCAAAAATTACTAATATTGATATGGATTTAATTTTACTTTGATTTCTTTTTGTTTCTTCTGTGTGTGTTTTTCCATAAAAATGATTATCTTTACCTATATTTTTTCCCTTTAAACTTTCTTTTATTTTTTTCTTTGTTTCTTCTGTGTGTGTCTTTCCATAAAAATGATTATCTTTACCAAAATGACCTTTTCCATAGAAAGGATTATTCTTTCCAGTAAAATCAGATCGAATTCTTTTTTTAATCAATTCGTATAATTTAGAATTTATTTTACTATGTCTGTTTCCATCTCTACTTCTATTCATAGTAACAAATGCATAAGACATAGATTTTTTATGAGCTGGAACACTACACATTCTAGTTAAGAGACAATGCGCTATAAAATGTTCTCGTATTGTCAATAATACTATATTTTCGTTTTTGTTTGTTCCAGAAAAAGATTTTGGAAGTATATGATGCCGCTCATATAATTCATCATTTTTCATATTTCTATTTTTGGCGCGGGCCATTAATTCATAATATATTCTAGTGTATTTGTTTTGTATAAACATTAAACTCTCCTATTTAGAAATAAAAATATCCTCCATATCTATATTTATACAATTCGTATCTTTAACCAACTCCACCAAGTCAGATACAGAAACCCACTGGCCATTTATTAAAAATTTGTGGTCTTTAGTAGCTTTTATTATAGACCCATCTTCAAATTCTAGTTCAAATACTTCCGAATTATTATATTTAAATATTTCTGTTACTATGCCAAAAGTTCCGTTTTTGGACAATACCTCATCGCCAATCTCAATTTTATAAATTTCCTTTTCGGAATAATCAGACATTAATATCTTCGTATCAGCGCTTAAACACATTACCATTTGTGAATACAACTCCATAGTTTTATATGTGTGATTCGTTAAAATAAATGGAACCTTTGCCTTTGATAGTTTCAAATTTAGGAGGCGAAAGCACCCACGAATTAATTGTGTACGAGTCATATCTTTAGTTTCTTTTCCAGCAGCTGCATCTTCTACTTCTTTCGTGGTAGACAAATTTCCTAAACTATCCAGCACCATTAATAGTGGTGGCTGTTTATCACCTTCGATGTATTGATTTAAAACACTGAGCACTTGAAATCTAAATTCTTGAATAGTAGATACCGGAAAAACGAATACTCTTTCTGAATCAATGTTTCTACTTTCAATAATATCTTTTGTTAATGCTCCTTCACTTTCAAAGAAGAATACTGCTCCATCAGGATTTGTATCTAGGAAGTTTTTCATAATTCCAAGAGCGTAAAAAGTTTTTCCTGTAGCTTCTTCTCCAGCGAGAGCAGTGATTTTGTTATCCGGCATTCCTTTGAAGATAGAGCCAGACAACAGCGCATTAAAGGCATAAGAACCAGTGTCAATGTAACTATTAATATCACCTGCTGGCAACCCATCCACAGCTTTTGTAGCATAATTATTCTCCGTTGTTTTTGCTAAATTCTCAAAAAGTTTATTCATTAAAGAACCCCTCTAGTGTAGCAATATGTTTGTCTGCGAATATATCTAGTGTAGTTCCCGGTGTAGTAAACCACCATATGTTCTCAATGTAAATCTTGTTCATAAATGCGTCAAGTGCTTCTTTCGTTTTATGTACCTTTCTGCCTTGCGGCCGCTGCATGATTCTCATTCCTATTTGGCCTTTGTAATTACTTTTCATGCTATCAACAAGGTCGTCACAAGCCCTGTATCTTTCTCCCTTGATTGTCGGGTCCATGATGTTGACCATCAAATGGCCATTATCTTTATCTAAAGAATCCAAACAATGTTGCTGTACTGGAAGAAAGAAATCATCCCTCCATTTTTTATATGTATCAAATTTCTTCCATGATTGATCTTCCTCATGCTCGCCGCCTTCGCCATATCTTTCTGTGGAAAAATATGGCGGAGATGTGAATGCAATATTATATTTTGCTGAGCTTTTCCAGCCCATTACAACTTCAGCAGGCTTTCTCCATATCAAAACTCGTTTGTTTCCTTCGATTTGAAAACATTCATCTGTATCTTCCCCGATTCTAGGATTTTCGTTTCCTAACAATCTTTCATACATGACACATTGTAATTTATATTTTTCAAATGTTGCCGGGTTTGGATCACAACCTATATAAAGTTTAGCATCGGATGCATAGAATCCTGCGAGTCTGTCTCCCCATCCCATAGAAGTATCCAACACATTTTCCGCCTTGGTCATTTGATAGATACATTTTGCAACCAATGGTTTAAATTGTGTTGCGATGTATGTCTGCAATCTGAATGCCGCGATGTATGTTTTCTCTGTTAGTTCCTGTTCCTGATTGATGCCCCTCCAAATAGGGCCAAGGCATCGCCATATCTCTTTCGCGGTTCCATTCCCCCACACATGAACGGGAGATTTGAATCCATAACTATTACACGCAAGGCGAGTTTCTTGATGGTATCTGTTACTAACATCATTATGAATACTAGGGGCATCTATTATCCCAAACCCGGTTTCAGAAAAGGGATATTTGTAATCATCATATTTCTCAAACACTTCTCTTTGAATTTGATCCATAGGAGATATACAATCTGTAAACCTTTTCCTTTTCAATTTCAAAAAACTATTGACAATTTTGGTATCTAATATTACTTTGTAAGGAAAAGAAGGTCGGACCTTAGCGATATAATCTGCAAGGTCCAACCTAAATTTTTCTTTGCCGAATTGGTCTGTCAATTTCATAAACATCTCATGGGAAAGAATCGGAATCCCCTGTGCGTTCGCATTTTGTTTCAATATATCAAACATCAAATAAATCCTCCAAAGTTCCAACACGCTCGGACTTCCATCCAATCGTTCTCAAAATAACTTTCAATGGGTCGAGAAAAGATTTTTCGAATTGAAGATCATAATCAATATAATTTTCTAATCCAAATTCTTTTGGTAAAGTAGAAACGAACGCAATAATATTTTGATGCGTAGGATTCATCTCTTTCAAATATAAGAATTTGAGTTTCTCTCCATTTTGAATCTTAGTATATTTCCTACTAAGTTTGAGGTCTTTCAAAATCATGTTGTAGATAAGAGCACCACGAACATGAATTGGAAGGTGGAGAGATTCTATTTTATATTTTTCTAATCCATTAATCCCACGGGGAAATGAAATTTCTTCCGGAGGCAACCCTGCGAACTCTTGACGAAAATCTGTAATGAAATTGATTATCGTTTCTTCATCCGTAGTCATAATGAGTTTCAATGCTTCCTTGATTTTTTCACGACAAGCAGCCGGCGTAGAACTTCTGACTGCCTCAATCCCCATGATCTTCAATTCGAAAAATCTTTTCTC